ACCGGCCATGGCATCATATACAGAATCATCAGTCATTAAAGTTTCTGCATAATCTTCCTTATATTCTTCTATTGGAAGATGTGCAAAGTGTCCGAAAAATAAAGGATTGAAAAATGGAGATTTTCTATCTATATCTCCTGTTATATCTTTTGGATAATCTGTTTTTGGTATGATTGCAAATATTGCAAAGAGTAGTGCAAAAAAACAACCAAATGCAAATGTTAGAAGTGGCCATTTCACCAGTTCATTATCAAGGTTTGCAATCGCAATAGAAAACACAACAGATGCAACCGTAATCATGATATTTGCTTTTGCATCTGCCATCAAGTTCAATCTCATTTGATTGCCGTGATTGACTCGCAGAATATTATCTACAGCTGTTCTATCTTCTGGTACTTTTGAAAAGGGATTTAAGTTCCCCATTACTTTAATGGTGGTGCATATAGTAATCCACCGTCAGAGTATAATTTATTTAACTCTCGTTTTAAGGCGAGAGGTGTATCTGTCCCTATATTACGTTCATAAATTTCTGCATAATTACCAACTTGTTTGATAACTTCATATGCCCAGTTTGCTTTTAACCCTAGCTTAGCTCCAAGATGTGGATGGTCAGTTCCATTCACTTCGCCCATAAACCTTTGAATCATTGGATCTATATGATTTTTAAAACTATCAATATTTTTTGAAGTAATTCCACGTTCTTCAGCTATAATCAAAACATAAACAGTCCATCGAATAATATCAGACCACTGCTGATCTCCATATTTAACTACTGGTCCAAGAGGTTCTTTTGAAATGGTTTCTGGAAGAATTATATGTCTTTCTGGAAACTTAAAACCTATTCTATTAGAAGCTAATGCAGAACGGTCAGTACCATACATATCACATTTACGATCTATATAATAATCTTTAGGTCTGTCATCTACTGGTACTTCAACAGGAATATAATTAAGAAAATGTTTTTTGAAAAAATCTTTGATGTTTTTTGCAGCAGTGCCAGTAGAACTATAACATATTCTAGCACCAATCATTTGTTTTGCGGAGGATACACCAAGAGTTTTTCTTACCATAAACCCTTGACCATCGTAATAAGTGGTAGGTAAAAATTCTAATTTTTTAAGGACATTTCTAGTGTAGGTGTATGTAGTGTTCGCAGATAACAGATCTATAGTGCCACTAATTAAATAAGTAAATCTAGTTTTACCATCCACCACTTCAATTTGAACCGCATTTTTGTCAAGGAATACTGCTGCTGCAACAGCTCGGCAAATGTCAATATCAAAACCTATGAACACCAAACGACCTTCATCCGGATCCCAAACCTCTTCCCCAAAACCAGGAAATGCATCCTTACCACCACATATTAAATAACCACGTTCTAATACACGTTTAAATGTTGAACCGTAGGTGGGATTGTATTCTGGTTTTAGAAGTTCAATTTTATCTTTTATTTGATTTTCATTTGGATTACCTTCAACAGAAGAACCTACAACTGTTACCCAAAAAACCCATATAAAAGCAATAAGAACTTTTCCAATTGGTATCCACATTACTGCAAAGCTCGATAAATTGTTAGAAGTTCATCGTCTGCTATTGGAGTGGACATAGTATAAAATCGTTGATGACCAACCAACATATATGATTTGATATCAGAAAAACTAGGATATTTTGACAAGAGATTATGAAGAAGATAGTCTGGTGCCAAATGACATGATGCACATTGATTATCTTTAGCAAATACTCTAGTGCTCTTTTTAAATCTTTCCGATTGTACTAACACAGAATTAAGGTCTTTTTCCATCCACGTTACTTTTTCATTTATATCTGGAATCACTAAAAAAATCAAATATGTCAATAATCCAATTATAACATAAATCCATATCTTACTAGAAACTACTAAATCTTTCGTTTCAATTTCAATTTCTTTTACTGGCTCAAATTTTCCTTCTGTTTGTCTTTCTTCATCTTTGTGTTTTTGTGCCATAATTACCTCACTTCTTTCCAGCTTCGTTTAACTTTTTGGTTATCTGTTGTTGAAACCATTTGAGAACAATCGGTATGCTCACATTAGATGTCAACCCAAAAAGATATCCAACTGGGTACCTATATCCCGCGGAACCAGCAAGTTGTGGAACATGCATGAACACGATACTTATTAACATATATCCTGTTACAGACATTCCCATATTAATCAAAAGGTCTAATAATATTAACCACTTACTTGAATATTTGTCTTTATTATCTGTCCTGTAATTAAAAAGAAAAATCCAAAATGATGAAAATAAAATTAATCCTACCATCATCAATTCGTCTACATTAAATAATCCTTCCATTTACCCTGCCTTCTTTTTCAACAACTTCTGTAATTCTGCTGTACTTCCTACAAACAGAGCGTTCGTAACACTGGACGGTGATTTATTAGTATCGTCTCTGTTGATTTCTTTAACTAATTTATGCATATTAATTAACTCTTTATTTGCAGAGGTCAACTTATCCATTAATTGGCCAACTACTTCATAAGCTCTAGGATGTTCTGTTTCCTGAGCTACTTGAAGGAGGCCTTCCATAGCGTCCGTACCACGTTCGATTAGGTTGTATAAATTTTCTCGAGTGTATTGAAAGTCTGTGTCTGTATCTGGGTCTGTTGTAGGTTTAACTTGGGTAACAACAGTCGTCTGTGGAACATCGGTAACTCCCAGAACATTGTTTAACTTTTTTTCAACGTCATCCATTATTTAGTTCCCTATGCGAGAGCAGCAGTATTACCGGCTTCTCCTGTACCTAAGGATAAAGAAAACCATTTACCTGTTGTTGTATTACCAAGATACTGAAATAAAGCAGTTTGACCTGAATCATTAAAAGTTGCATTACCAAGTACAGTACCTTGATTCCACCCTGGATTTTGTACATTTAAAACCAGGTCGCCGCCATCATACTTCATCACAACAGCTTTAAATAAACCATCTGTCCCTACATCAAGATTTGCAGTAAAATCATCAACGGTTGCGGTCACAGTAAGAACTAAAGCTCCTCCTCCTCCACTACCTAACTGTGAGTCAGCTATAGTAATCGTATCAGTAGCATCAAAGTTTGTACCATAGTTATCAATGTTACTAACAATTGCGCCGCCAGTAGAATTCACAGTAATATCTGATACAAATCCTGTGCCACTATCTGATGTGGAAAAGGTTACGTCATTATATGAACCTGGAGTTCTGCTAGCATCCGTTTGATTTCCATAAGTAAACGTCGAAACAGAATTACTTGAAATTGCAACAGTAGTAACGAATGATGTAAGTGTATCCTGACTTATAGTAGTTAAGTGAGATATACTTTCTGGATTATTAGCACTTAAAGATCCTTGAAGGAATATAGTATTTGCAGTTGTAGTACTTGCAATATGTAAAGTGTTAGTAGTAATATAATTTGTATATCCAGAATTAAAATGTACTACATTAATGGTGGCTAAACTTAATTGTGAATTAGCCGTAAGTGCTTTGTCTGCTGTGGAGACACCATTAGCATGACCACCAGTATAAAATGCATCGTATGTGCGCGAAGCAGCTGCCTCAGCATCTATATAAGTTTTAATTGCTAAAGCCGATGCCAATGTATTATCAGAACCAGATACACCAGCTCCAATATTAGTGTCTATAGCAGCTGTTTTAAAATTATCTACTTCTATTTCAGAAATTGTATTGTTATCAGCATTTATTGTTTTACTTGTAAGTGATTGAGAATCAGATATACCAACAGCAGAACTACCAATACCACTTAATCGGTTTACTTCAGCAGTAGTAACTGAAACGCCATCCAAAACATTCAACTCAGTTGAATTAGCTGTTAATCCATCAATTAAATTAAAATGGGCATTTGTAGAAGTTACACCGTCCATTTTATTCAGTTCAGTTGAATTTGCTGTCAAACCAACTAAAAGATTTAACTCACCAGTTGAAACTGTTGCGGTATCTAAAATATTCAATTCAGTTGAATTAGCAGTTAAACCATCCAGTAAATTAAGTTCAAGAGAATTAGCCGTAACCGCTACACCACCTAATTTTAATTGCCCTGATCCACTATCGTGACCTGTTATATCAAAAGAAGCAGCACCATTAATATTTAAAAGTGTAGTACTTCCTGCCCAAATTGTTTCTTGAAAATGAGTAATTGCATTTACATCTAATGCAGAAGCTGATGTACCATCTAAAATATTCAATTCAGTAGAATTAGCAGTTAAACCATCAATCAGATTAATATGAGTAGAATTAGCAGTTACACCATCTACGATATTTAATTCAGCCGGTGTTGATGTAACTCCAGTAAGAATATTCAACTCAGCTGCTGATGACGTAACGCCGTCTAAAATGTTAAGTTCTGCAACTGTAGATGTAATACCGTCTAAAGTATTCAACTCTGTTGAATTCGCTGTTAATCCGTTAATTAAATTTAAATGGGTTGAATTAGCATTAACACCATCCAATATGTTTAACTCAGAAGATGTAGTAGTCACACCATCTAAAATGTTAATCTCAGAAGAATTAGCGGTGATTAAAGTTGTATCATTAATTTGAGGATTAGTTAATATTTTATTTGTTAACGTCTGAGACTTAGTTACTGCTACTATTTCTTGATAGTTAGAACCATCAACGGTATACTCCCAAATATCACTAGTTTCATTCCATCTTAATTGAACGTTGTCTGATGTTCCTCTTTCTATCTCTAATCCACCATTTTCAGAAGGCGTTCCCGCTTCATCTGCATTCAACTTAACGACATTATCATAAATTTCAACAATATCTGTATTTAAATTTGACTGTGTTCCTGATACGGTTAAATTACCAGCAACTACAACGTCTGCCAAATTAAGTGTTCCAGAACTGAATGTTGCTCCTAATGTACTGTTTACTGTTACAGCTTTAGAGGCTATAACGGTACCAGGAGTTACCCCTGTTACCAAAGCTAACTGTGTTCCTAAACCAGATGTTAAATTTAAATCTGACACTGTAGCAGTAATACCATCTAACACATTGAGTTCTGCATAGGTAGATGTAATACCATCCAAAGTATTCAGTTCAGTAACATTAGCAGTTAAACCAGTCAGCGTAGTGGCAGAAGAAGCTACTCCGGTTAAATCACCAGTTACATTACCAGTAAGATCGTTATTAATGGTTGAAGTTGAAATTGTTTTGTTTGTCAGAGTTTGAGTATGGTCAGTCATTACAACTGTGGAATTTGCACCTGATGGTAATTCAAATATAACACTTTCGGTTTGGGTTCCAGATCTAAATGTTGTTTGAAAAGTTGCATTAGTGTTAAATAAAATTCCATTCGCATGAACGTTAATTATACCTTTAATATTAGTATTACCTAAATTTAACGGCAAACTTTCCATCGTTAACTGCTTTGTTTCGCCTATAGCTGAATCCACAACTACAAAACGATCGTTTGCTAACAACGACTGAGTTTCTACTAAATCTGTTATCTTTTTGTCTACTGCCATGGTTTTACCTTAATTAGGGAGCTGTATACTGTCCAGTTGCTGGATCATAAGATTTACCAACATCAAAAAAGACCTTTGTATCTATTATGTCGTATTCATCTGATTCTGGGTTAATGTCGCCAACTTCCTTCTTTATATATGACTTCACTGGATCGGTGGAAGTGGATTCTCCTGTTGATGTTTGTAGTAATAATCGGTCGCCAGATGTTTCATCCAGCAACATATTTGTTGTAAATTCGGTGCTATCTTCTAATAGAAAAGAGTCGCTTTGTAGCGCAATTTCTTCTTTGCCAATTAAATGAAAATTTGTAATTGCAGTTCTAATCAATACGTGTGAGCCTTCATCATATCCATCCCCAAAACCAACACCATTAATATTAGGCCATATCATTCCTTTCATTGTAAAATCTAATGTCCAAGTTATTGCCCGTCTTGTGACATAATCACCATCATAACTATCTTCCATTGAAACACTATTTAATATAATAGGAATGTCTAACTTTAAGCCCATTGTTGGCATAGCATTCAGCGTTACTGTTAAATCTGGTCTAAACGCAGGTAAAATCTGTTCTACTATTTGTGTTCCATCCTCTGCATATTTAACAAAAACGTATAAAGTAAAAGTAATGTCGTAAGGAACCGGCCCCAATATAGAACCAAGTTTTCCATTATGTGTATTCCATTGTTTGTTATGAGAATTTAACTTACGTATGGTATCATAAGAAAATGCCGTCATATCAAAACCCATTCTCGGTAAAGTTACACCCACCTTAGAATCAAAATCTGCATCACCACTAATTCGTGATAAAAATTTTGCTTTAGGGCCATAAGCTAAAGGAACACCAACCTTCTCACCAAAATTACCAGCATTGTCTTGTCGTCTAATTACGATATTATTAAATAACGTTCCAAAAATGGAAATATATTTTTTAATTAATCCATGATAGTGATACCGCGCTAACATTCTACCACTCCTCACTAAATGGATTATTTTCTGAAAAATCTATTATACTGTCCGCTTGCGTTTCTATTTGAGCATTATCTGCTTGAGGATCATTTACAAATTCTGTTGTTACAGTTCCTATAACAGCTGTAGAACCAGAAGTACCTCCAGTTATTACTTCAGCCGCAGTAAAAGTTCCTGTCATATTAATAACATTTAGTGACGTAGTAGTATTAGTAATTACTTCTGCCGTTACTAATGAAGAAGCACCAGTAATAATCTCTGCAGCTGTAAAATTAGCAGATAGAGACGATATCGTTAACTGTGTTTGAAAAGCATTTTGAGTTTCTACAGCATCTACGTCGTCGCGACCAGTGTCAATATCTTCACCACTATATTCAAACAACTCACACGACAAATCATAAGTTTGTAACGCACCTGTTTGATAATAAACAGCCTCGTGCTCTACATACATAATTTGAAATAGTTTTTTAGTTAATGGAAACCATATTAAGTCTCCTTCTTGTGGTCTTGTAATACCAGAAATTTGTAAAGACTTCCAAGATGATTGAGCTACAGAAAAAGTTATCTGATCTCTAATCTCTAAACCAAATCTACCTACAAAATCACCTTCTCCTTCAAAACCGTCGACGTTTTTAATATACATTTCAATGTCATAAGCCTCTTTGTACGAAGTTTGATCGTCTTCGTTAAAAACGGAATCCATATTATCTGCAGATCGTCTGATATACAAAACATCATGACCATAAATTCTAATTGATTCTATTACTATGCTATCAATTAAATTTTGTTCATTAGTATGTTCAAACTTTTGGAAGTAAGGTGATGTGCTCATTAGCCATTATCCTACCATAAAGTCGTCAGGAAGTTGATATCTTAACATCATCTCCTCTTCAAGCTTCGTTATTTCTTGTTGGGCGTCGTCATATAATTGTCGGCCGTTTAATGTTATACCACCAGGGAGTTGCATTCCTTCAAATTTAATAAGATTTGAACCCCACTGTCGTTTAAAGAGTTGTGTGGTGTATTTCTTTAAAAATATATCATTATAAACTTGACTATATGAACTCGGATCAGTTATCCTATAACAATCTACCAGAATAAATTTACCTTCTACAACCTCATCATCATCCCAATCTACATCTAAGTATAAGCGATCCATATGTCGATTATATCTAAATTGAGGTGCCTGATTAAAAATATCTTCTAATTGAGATATTCTACGTTGAGCAAAATCGTAATTAATAAGACTCATAGAAGACAGATCGTATATGTCATTAAGATGCATTTGGTATCTAACATCAAACATATTAACATCAGACAAGGCGTGATTAAAGGGAAATACTCGTTGTACTCCTATAATTGCATCACTGATGGGTATCCACCGATTGTCTAGGTCACCTAAAGAAACAGTTGAAACTGTTCCTGTGGCTCCGCTAGAACTGCCAGTAACAGTTTCAGCTGCTTGATAAATCGCAGACGAATCATTATTTGCATAACCATTCGAATCTTTGATTTTTTTAAATCTTAAAGTTGTAGTAGTGGGTTCGTCAATTACTTTTGAAGTGGCACCTGATGTACCACCAGTAAGTGTTTCACCAGCCGTGAAAGCGCTGGCAGGCGCCGTCGAGAAAGTGAGAGTAGAAGCAGTTGCTAAATGCTTTAATATAGTTTTATATGTACCATCAAAATGATATTCTTGATAGAGTTGGAGTGCTTCGTCAATTCGATCATCGCATTGATCTTCATCAAGGTTTATTTCTAAAACTGGAGCACCCAATTCTCTCAAACAATACTCTTTTAAGGTACTTCGTGATGTTGGTGTTGCCATAAATGATATCCCAATAAAATAGTGTACGTACTATTCTATTTATAATATCAAAGATACATATATTCGTCGTAAATTTTATCTGGCTCGATTTCAAAGTCTGTTTCGAACATTTCCGCAACCTGATATGGTAAGATATCAATTGGTAGGTCTATTCCATCAGATTTACGCTTTGTTATTACTGATGTTTGTTTCATATCACCCGGTCGACTTACTACATAAGCAATTGTGAATCGTTTACAAG